ATTTTGTTTGGTGTAGTCGTACACACGTCGAGCAATGTCAACAACTTGACCCCAAGTTTCAGCAGCCTCAACTTCGCGAACGATGTCGCGTTCAAAGTCATTGAATTCAACAACGACATGCGAACCCATCTTGAATCGCAGGTTGATACGATCAACCAAAGTCAACTTGCTGAGGTCTCGCAGTTTCTTGATACCGAAGAAGTCACGCTCATATAATGACGCATATGCTCGAGCGAAAGACTTTGATAGCCCAGGAAACTTGCGTTTGATCAACTTTTCAATGCGCGCATCTTCGATAACATTCAAGAAGTCCTTGAACTTTTTATCTGTTTCGGTGACTTCATTGTGCCAACCTTGCGCTGGCGTGTTAAGAGCATGACCCACCTCATGACCTGTAAGCAAGTCATATAAGTCGCCGTCCATGTCCTTCCATACAGGAAGAACCATCGTGCGATTCTTGAGGTCGAAATATGCCGTCTTGACGTTTTGGTGTGAGACGGTGATGTTCTCGCTCGCCAAGAGTTTGGCAAGGAGCGATTTAGAATTTTGTAAATTAACGTGATTCATAAGACTATTCTACCTTATAACATCACGAAAAAGCAAGGGGTAAAACCCCCTTAAGAATCAATAACTTACGACATCCCCCATTTTCTTGAGGTTCTTTTTCACTTTCTGCTTGGCTATATCTAGGGCAGCAGGACCAACCAAGGATGTGAATTTTACACCATTCAGGTGATCTAACTCATGTTGAAAGATGCGCGCAGTCAATCCATCAAACATGACATCTTTTGTGTTGCCATTCATTTCAGTGTATCGTACTTTAATTTTAAATGGTCGTTTTACTTTTAAATACAATCCAGGAAAACTCAAACAACCTTCGTGTACTGTTTCTTCACCTTCCGTTTCTAAGATCTCAGGATTGAAGCAAGCAAAGGCGACGTTTTGTGCACCCATAACAAAAACGCGATAAGGTAAACCAACCTGATTCGCCGCCAAACCAATACCTCGATTCTGTACCATAGTTTCAATTAACGACACTGCCAAGTATCGTGGTGGTACTGGTGGGTTGTTGAAATCAAATGGTTCAGTTTTTTGAGCAAGAACATCAGAGTATGAATCTACAAAGTTGTAAATTTCATATTCATACATTTGACCATCGACGAATTTAATTTTCTTATCAGACATAATTTTATCCTCAAGCAAGAACAGAGAAGCCCTTGCGCTTTTCAAATTTCAAGATATTCTTAAACTTATCGTGTAAACTATCTTTGTGCGATATAACAAAGATATTTGTATTATCTGGTAACGTATTTAAAATCTGCAGTAATGACTCTGTACCGTTTGCGTCCAAACTTGAATCGAACACTTCGTCTAGCAATAAGATATTTGTGTTGATACTGTTCTTCATTTTAGCGATTGCACGCCAAGTAAAGAGCAAGGACAAGTCGATCTTCTGCTTCTCACCTTCAGAGAAGTTTTCATAACTAAAATCATCTCGGTGACGCGACTTGATACTTTCTTTAAATTCTTCATCAATCTCAAAATTAACAAAGAAGTTCATAGAAGCCAGATACTTGTTTACCAACTTGTTGATGATAGGAAGGTATTGTTTTACAATCTTCGCCTTGATACCGCTATCCTTCAACAAGAAAGCGGCAACTTCGATATATTTCTTACGATCAATCAAAACGCCTTTGTCAGCTTGCAGCTTCGTTAGTGCATCATATAGTTCTTGAGAGATATTCATCATATCGTCACTCAAGACCTTCTTGTTCTTTAGATCTTCTATTTCTTTTTCAAGTTTCTTAACATACTTTTTAATTTGTGTATGAGACGCATTAATCCTTGTAATCTCTGACTGATGCGCAAGAATGTTCTTGTTGATGGTTTCAATGTTATTGATTCTCTGTAAAACGGCATCTTGTTGTTCCTTGAGTTTAGTCATGCCGTCTTGAAGATCAATCATTTTTGTGTTGTACTGGCTGATCTTTTCTTCTTTATTATTGATCTGTTGATCGCAAGTAGGGCATGTATCGTTATTATTAAAGAAGTCGATATCTTTTTGTAACTTGGTTATGTTGTTATCAATCTTGGCTTCGAACTGAGAAAGTTTCTTGTTCTTATCTTTTACAGTTTTTTCGTCAGCGACTGTGTTAAGTAATGCGTCGACGTGCTTCTGAATCAGATCAGAGTCATTCTCAAGTTTATCTAATTGACTCTGATTTTCTTTCAACTCTTGTTCTTTCAATTCAATTTGATCTTGATTGTTCTTTTTGGCTTCTTCGATATACTTCTTTTGCATATCAATCTGCGCAACGGTTGACTCAATATCCGCTTTGAGTTTAACCGCACTGTTCTTGATCGTAGTGTTTCTTTCCTTCACGATTTGATTCATCGCAGAGAAAATTTGAATGTCGAGCAAGTCTTCGATAATTGCGCGACGATCAGCAGCTGATAACTGCATGAACGGAACAAACGACGAACTACCCAGAATAACGATCTGGGTGAACGCTTTATAGTTAAATTTCAGAATATGCTTTTCGAGGAAGTCCTGATAATCTTTAGACTTTGCGTCCTGATCTAGTAACTCACCATCACAATAGATTTCAAAGATGTTTGGTTTCAGACCACGAATAATCTTATAGTCTTTCGAGTAGCATTTGAATTCAACTTCGACAACGCAGTCGCGACCGTTGACTGAGTTGATAATCTGTGGTTTGTTAATGTTGCGGAATGGTTTACCAAATAACGCAAACGTGATGGCGTCAAGAATAGTGGATTTACCTGCACCGTTCTCGCCAATGATTAGAGTTTGCTCTTCTTTCTGTAAAGAAATTTCGGTAAAGATATTACCAGCAGAAAGAAAGTTTTTATAACGAATCAGTTTAAATGTTGTCATGCATTAGTCGTTTCTAACGATTGAGCCTCATAGTATATCTCTTTCATGAGTTGTTTCAAAATATTTTTATCAACATCAAGTTCAAGACTTTCGATATACTTGTCTAGAATAGTAGAAGTATCATCCGCTTGATCAATAACGTCTTCATCAGAGATCTCAGAATAATCTGTAAAATCTTCAACGACTGTAACGTCTAACGGTAATGCTTGATACAAAGCATCTAAAAACATATCATACAAAAGATGATTCGTTTTGTTCAGGACTACGACTTTTACAATACGATTAGTGTATTGTGCATAGTCTTTAGTCTTTACGCTTTCCAAATCTTCTTTAGTTTCGTCATAAAGAATCTTATAGAACATTCTGTACGGATTTTCGATAAACTCCAACTCTCGTGTTTCAGTATCGAAAATATGAAAGCCGCGAGGATCATTATAGTCAGCCCAAGTCATTTCGCCAGGAGTGCCAACGTAAGTGACATGCCCATCGCTGCTCTTGTGATGAAAGTGACCCGATAAAACAATTTCATAATTTGAAAGGACGTCGCGATCAATACCTTCATGGCATACATTACCGCGATCCATTTCAAACCCTTGAATCTCAAAGTGACCGAAACAAATCTGCGACTTTGTATTCTTGAAATACTCAGAGATCTCTGCTTCGTTTTCTTTACAAATCCAAGGAATTAGATCAATAGGAATGCCGTCAACTTCAACTGTTGTCGGTTCGGTATGAACTTTAATCTTGGTGTAACCTTCGAGCAACAATGCCGAAGAGTTCACTTCAAGAGTGTTCTTATAAGAGATATCGTGATTGCCTAGAATCGTATGAAATTCTAGATTGTTCTTTTCGACATGATCGAAAAAGTATTTCTTAGAAAGATGTAGTGTGGTGAAATTGATATATTTGCGACGATCAAACAAATCGCCCAACTGAAACAAATGAGTAATGTTATGCTCTTTCAAATACGGAAAGAACACCTTCTCATAAAACTCCTGATACAGTTGATGAAACTGTATGGAATCACCACGCATACCAAAATGCGTATCGCCAAGAATCGCTATTTTCATTAGTCTCGTGTAATCTTGAGTAGTTTCTGAATTTGCCGATCAACAACTTCGGCTCTATTTGGCCATTTAATCATAACCTTTTGTGGGTCTTTAGTCAAGTTTGTTAGGAACGGAAGAATAAGATCTTCAACCTGTTTCAAACGATCTTTATACGACAGTTCAACTTGCAATGATGCTTCTTCAGCGGCACCTTCGGCGACTCGTTTTATTTCAGCATCTATTTCAGATTCATCAATGAAAGTGAAGCCAAAATCTTCTTCTTGATGTTTCGTAGCCATTTTAATCCTCACTGATGAAGTTTTCTAGTGACTTCTTTTTCTTGCGTTTGTTTTTCTTATTCAACTTGGATTCTTCGAAGTTTACAATGAACTCCGAAATGTTATCATACATTTCAAATTGTTTGGTCATGCCACCATTTTCATCTGAATCAAACTGATCATATTCATCTAGTACACCAATTTGTTCAGTAGACTTATACTTCACATACAACTGCTTCTTTTCTTTATGAATGCGACGAATGAAAGCGAAGTAAATGATCTGTGTGAAGTATGCAAATGGATTCTTTGATTTTTTCGGATCAAAGTTATCGAAATACATGATGCAGTTTTCGATCGCGTCACCAATCATTTCATCTCTAAACGAGTATGACAGAAAGTTTGGTTTGTGTGAAAGATTTTCAGCAATGAGCATCAAACACTTTCCAATATAGTCTGGAATGTTTGGTTTGGGTAGACCCTCGCGTTTTGCCTTGCGACAAGCCTTTTTGTATTCAGTTAATGCCTTCAGAAAGTCGGCATTGTTTACATAATGATTTTTCTTTGCCATGCTGCTTGACCTGTAAAAAGTTGAAGTTTATAATAAGTATGTGGTCGGTTGAATGCTATATTAGATATTCTTTAGTGTATTGGTCTATTCTTCTTAATTCTATCTATCAACTTAGAGAAATCTAATACGTTATCTGTTTCGAGTGACTCTGAAGTCACTATTTTTTTCTTCTTTCTTTTCTGTTTCTTCTTAATCATTTCGCTCATCTCGACTTCCGAGACCATATTGATGTAGTATTCACGAACATCATCTAGCACTTCTGTTGTTAAAAAAATAACGTTTGAAGGTAAATTTATACTGTTAACTTGCACAACGCCTGAAGGAAGCCATGGGTGTAAAAATATAATTTGTTTACTTGTTTCTAAATCTGTGTCTACGATGATCTTCATCGGATTTTTAAAGACGAACTGCGATTCGTTTGAATCTTCAATCTCAGCGATCAAATCTTCACCATTATTAAGTTTGATGAACTTAACGTTTCGTTTTTGTTTATCCATTTTTTAATTCTACCTTATAGGTTGAGATTTTGAATTTCTCTTCATGATATATCTTGAGTCGTTCAGCGAAATGCTTCAATGTGAAATTGACATATTTCTTATACCGAAGATCGTCAGAGATATCGTAAAGAGTGGCTTTTTCTTTATCGTCTCCTAATCGTAAGCCGCGACCTATGGATTGAAGATTGCGAATCTTAGATTTGCTTGGTGAAGCGAATATAATATTATGTAGGTTACGAATATTAACGCCAGTAGAGTATACTCCATACGAAGCAACAATGATAGCGTCTTTCTCTGTTTCTACAATTTTACGAATTTCTTCGCGATCTATGACGTCAGTGCCACCAAAAACAAAAAATACTTTTCGGTCGCCACGTTTTTCGGAGATCATATCGTATAATGCTTTACCATGCTTTTCAACGTATTGAAACAATACTAGTGTATTATTATTTAATGATAAAGCCAAGTTTCTTATGAAAATATTTCGTGAGTTGTTCGTTACGAGAAAGTCCATCTCTTGCTGATAATCAAACTTGCTCACCATCGCGCAAGTTTCTTCAGAGTATTTGAGAGTTAAACATTTAATCTCGAAGTCAGATAACTGACCGCGATCAATTAATTCTTTTGTTGTAATAATCTTAGTGATTGCCCCGAAGTAACCTTCTAGCGACAGTTTATGCACTTTGGTATCTTTAACTGTACCAGTTGTACCAATACGATATTTTGCATTGACCAAACGTGTCATAATTTTAGACAACGATTTGGCTTCGAAACCGTGGGCTTCATCACCAATCACAAAGTCAAATTGCTCAAAAAACTTTTTAGGCATATCCATAATAGATTGCCATGTAGAGATGACTAGATTGCGAGTGATAAGTTTATCTTGTCCCTGATAAATCTTTTGACAGTTATTGCTCACGTTCCAACCATTACCTGTTGAATAATCAGCAAAGTCGCTATACATTTGCTCAACTAGCGAAACAGTTGGTACGATTAATAATCCTCGTTTGCATTTATCAGCAAACAATTTACGCATAATCAAATAAATGATTAATGATTTACCCGATGCTGTAGGCGAAAGCATCAACATCTTTTGATAGCGAATTGCTTTTGCGAATCCTGCTAACTGATAATCACGAACTTCAATAGGTTTATCGCGCGATTGTAGATTGAGAGAGTCAGCAAACTGTTTGGCTTCTTCTAATGAGTATTCGTTGAATACATCAATTGAATCGTCATAATCAATCGCATAATCTTTTTCTTTAGCAAACTCGTTTAGATAACGTACTAGTCCTGCAAATAGCAAAGACTTTTTGCGGTTGAAAAGATATATTTTCCCGTTCCAAATTTTCTTTTTATATAACGGGCTGAACTGATAATTAGGTGCAAAAAACGAAAAATATTCAGCCAACTCTGCCTTGATATTTTCTTCGCATTCTAAACGAAGATACACTTCGTTTATTTTTTTAACAGTGATGTGAATATTTGTATAGATTATCATACCAAAACATTTTTCAAATTAGCAATGACATTATTGTCAATTACTATAAATGTATTTATCCTCTCTAATTCTTTGAGTCCAGCTGCAGCTGCTTCTTTAAGCGCCAGATAGTTTTCTTCTGGTACAAACTTCATATAAATTTCTGGCGGAAACCCATTGAGCGCATCATGTGCCGCTTGATCATTTTTATTCGTTTTCATATTAATGTCCACCTTGAATGAATTTTTCCCAATCCATAAATGCACGCAATTGATATGTGCGCGCATTCAATTCTTTCAACACAGAAGAACAGAAAGTGATTGATTCTTCATGTAATGCGAGTTTTGCTGTAATCTTTACGAGGTCTTGATCGGCGTCGAGATATGTGCCGATGTCTGACTTCAGTAAAAATCTGAATGGTTCCCACCCATACTTCTTCAACTCATCGGCGTCAAGTTTACCGTTATAATACTCATACTTAACTTTCTTCATTCTCGCATATTCAATATGACATTGCTTTGATGCAAGAGAGTGTGCTGAAAGAATACGAGCATACTTTGCGTGAAGAGTTGGAATCTTAATAATTTCTTTACCAGGCTCAGTTTGATCTACTTCTGAGTCTTTTTCCCACATCTCAATGATCTGAGTGAGCGGAATCGCATTCATATATTCACCTGCAAATAATACAACTGGTTGTTATACTATTATACTATAGTTTTTCAAATTCGTAAAGAGAATATCTGAAAGAAGCTGAACATGTAACTGGAGTTTCTGCTGACTTTTCAACATCATACTCAATTGAACCTAATGCAACTGGAAAACAATCTTTGAATTTAACGCGAACGTTTGGATTGTTTTTATTTGTGTAAAGAGTTAATGCGGCGTCACTATATTGATTACCACGTGATTTGGGTGT